CTCCTTTATCTTTTTAAAAAGCCTCTTGTGCTCACTTGCAAACTCAGAGAGCGCCTTTGATTTCTCAAGCATCCGCTCGCATCCCTCGGCAACAACCTCATCAACTGCCTTTGTGTAGGTGAGACCCTGTGCTTCCATGATCTCGCCCACCCGCTGAAGGAATCTCTCCTCTCCGAGCTTTTCCCGGATATATCCCTTCAGCTCCTCATATCCGTCCGGATCCCATTTCTGGATGGAGTGCTTCTTGGAATTTGAAGCCACTTTCAATGTTCAACAAATTATCCTATTGATTTTTTTATTGAAATGTGTTATACTACAAGTCCATTCTCGGAAAGGAGGAGTATGCATGGCTGAAAAAAAGACAGGTCACAAGATAATTGCGCTGAATAAAAAGGCACGTCACGACTATTTTGTGGATGATACCTACGAAGCAGGTATCGAGCTTTTCGGCACCGAGGTCAAAAGTCTTCGCGAGGGAAGAGTCAATCTCAAGGATTCATATTGCCGTATCATAGACGGCGAGATGTATGCCATCGGCGTGCATATCAGCCCCTATGAGAAGGGAAATATTTATAATAAGGATCCTCTCAGATTCAAAAAGCTGCTGATGCACCGAAAGGAGATCAATAAGCTTTTTGGACTTATATCTCGTGACAGCTACACCCTCGTACCGCTCTCTCTTTATTTCTCGGGATCGAGAGTAAAGATGGAGGTCGGACTTTGCAGAGGTAAAAAGCTTTACGATAAGCGCGAATCCGATGCAAAGAGGGAAGCGGGAAGAGAGATCGAAAGGTACTCCAAGAACAGTCACAAATATGACTGATCCCATGGGGCCGTAATGGTTTCGACGGGGATTTTGAGGTACGGTAAGCGGGTAGTGTTCGGAGAAACACTTAAATAAGCTCCACTTAAAATTAAACGCTAACAATAATAGCAGACTCGTAGCTGCATAAGCTACCGCCGCCATAGATGCGGCCTGTCGGCGCAAGTGACTGCCGCGACCTTGCCCCGGCATAAAATCAGCGGCGAACGTGAACAGCCTTTTATTCTTTGAAGCTGTCATGCATTAAAAGAATACCTGCGTGCTTATCCTGAGCGTCGGAGAAGTGCGGGGGAATAAAAATAGACGTTCTGCACCCGGAGAAAGCTGTATGGATAGATTTTCGGACGTGGGTTCGACTCCCACCGGCTCCACCATCGGAGGAGTAAACGAACACCCGGCGCTGTACGTTTGCAGCACCATGTTCGTCCTGCTCCTGCCTCTGTCTGCTGTGAGGTAAAAGACGGCAGAAAAAAAAGCCCACCCGACGGCCTGAGAGGCCGTTGGGTGGGCTTTTGTTTGTGTTTGGGTATTTACTCGGCTTTCGCCTTTTCGACGCTCTGTGCGTCATTCTGAGCAGTCTCCGCGGGCTTTTCGTTGTATGCTTCGAGCAGCGCGGGGTTCTTCGCCCATGCTTCCTTAGCTCCGGCCAGCGCGTCCTCTACCCAGCGCACAAGAGTCTTGTCGCTGATGAATGTCTTGATGATGCCGGGCAGCTTTGGATATATCACGTCAATGACGGCCGCCAGCTTCAGAGAGCCGACTCCGGCGCCGAGCTGTGTCTCTGCGTCTGTTACCAGAGCGTAGAGCATACGCATGACGACCGACTTGTTGCCCTTGAAGATGGCAAAAACGACAGCCGCGACGGATACTATGATCAGAAGAATGAAGTCCCAGTTTGTGATGATAAAGTTCAGCACGTTCATGGTTTTATACCTCCGTTTGTTTTGTTGTTCATGATGGTTAGGCCTTGGTGAAGGTGTCGGCATCCACCCAGCCATAAACAGAGGCGCCGGAACCGGAGACTCTGACGAGATGGTAGGGGTGCTTTGACTTGCCGAGCTGGTAGATCGCGGTGATCTTTGCCTTGCCGCCTTTGCAGGCCTTCGCGCTGGTAGAGTTTGCGCTTCCGTAGTGTGTGGTTCCATTGTAGACGACGATGTCGCCGATCTTAGGCGTCCATTTTTGAGTCGCCGGAGCTGTCTGAGTTGTCTCCGCGGCTGCTTCTGCGATGTCCGCATCGTTTACCCAGCCGTAGACGTTGGAGCCGCCTCCGCTGACTCTGACGAGATGGTAGGGGTGCTTCGACTTGCCGAGCTGGTAGATCGCGGTGATCTTTGCCTTGCCGCCTTTGCAGGCCTTCGCGCTGGTAGAGTTTGCGCTTCCGTAGTGTGTGGTTCCATTGTAGACGACGATGTCGCCGACCTTCAGAGTCTTGCCGGATCCTGATGCGGTTCCGGTGTTGCTGCTGCCGGTGTTCGCGGTAGTGCCGGAGCCCTTGCAGCAGGGCGCGGGGTTGTAGATGAAGCCGAGGAAGGTATAACCGGCGCCGGCTCCCCAGTTTCCGCTGCCTTTCTTTCTGGTTTGCGTCCAGAACGGCTTAGATGCTCCCCATCCGCTCTCGGATGTCACGATCTCGGTGTCGCTGATGATCTTCTCGACGATCGCGACGTGGCCGGCTCCATCGGATCCTGACAGAGTAGCGCCTTTTTTCCATACAGCGACGGCTCCCAGCTTCGGAGTCTGTCCGACTTCGAGCTCTGCGTCTTTGTACTGGATGAAGTTCTCGGCGTTGACTGCCTTCAGATACTTGCAGCAGCCATAGCCGCCGATCTCATTGAAGCGGCCGACTGCGTAGCCGACGCAGTTCGCGAGGACGTCGCAGTCCTTGTCGGTGGGGCTTCCCTTAATAGCAGGAGACCAGCCGCCGCTCGTTTTGCGGATGTAGTATTTGTTGCCGGCCTCCGGTTTGGTTGTTCTTGGTGTGAACATTGTCGAGTTCTCCTTTCCGGTGCTGTTTTTATGGCTCGTGTGTGTCTTTTGTTGCTTCGGCTTCTTTCTGAAGCCGCTCTTCACGATCCTGATCCTCTCGGATCCATTTGCGGTCTTGTCTGCGATCCTTGGAGGTTTTGATCCACGCCATGGCGCCACATTCTCCTCCGAGTGCAGTGAACACGCAGGTGCAGAGAGTGTCCGGGATCGCTCCGGTCTCCTTAAAGACAGCGATCATTTCCAGAGTGAAGGCGATCAGCATGATGGCTATGATCACGAGGATCACGTCCATCGTGCGGATCTTCTTCGGTGTCTTTGTAGCTTTTGCCTTTGCCCGGCGGCGTTTCATTTTTTGCCACCAGAGCTTCAGCTTGCTGCTTTTTCGTGCAGCCATTTTGATCACCTCATTTTGAGCGGCAGATGGTTGACTTCTTCCATGAGGTTGTCGAGGTCTCCGTTCGCGTGGAGCCCGAAGTGGTAAGTCTTGTGCATGTTGTTCAGGATCCGGCGATCGTCGAAGTCAATCTCTTCTTCTGCGATGTATGCCTGCCCCAGATAGCGGATGCGATCGTAGAGGATGAACTTCAGGGCCTCGCTCTGAGCGTCGGTTTTTTCCTCGATAGTTCTGAGCCTTTCCTCTGTCCGGAGAGTCGCCTGCTGCTGGGCCTCCTCTTTCTTTCTTTCAGCGTTATCCTCTTTTTGTGCGTTGCGGTTTCGCTTCCACGCGGCACTGGCAGTTATTGACTTGACCACTGCGGTGATCAGAGCCGACAGCGCTCCGCCGGAAACAAAACCTATTATTATTTCGGTCATGTCTGAGTCCTTCCTTCAGAATAGGCGCCCGGTATAATCCGGACGCTGTTTGTCAATTTGATCATATTCCCGGTATGAACGCAGTGCGGAAGCCCGTGATGCTGTTGTAGCTTGTTCGTGAACTTGTTCCTACGCGAAAAATCCCAGCCTCTCGACCACTGAGGCAATTATATCCCCTTGCTGTTAGCTGCTCGCCGAGATTTTTCATTGTAATGTACACTTTCCCATAGCTGCCTTTGCCGTCAGGCATCAGCGCCAGAGCCTTCAGACGATCGGGGACGAGCACGCCGGACGCTGCGGTCAAGTAATTAAAATAGGTATATCCAGAGGGGTATACATTGACTTGCTGGAACTTCAGCATCGTGTTCAGATGGAAAGAAGTAACTCCCTCTTCTCCGGGATCGGTGACGTAGTCCCATTTGAGTGTGCCGGCGGAGCCGGGCTCCACGAGGGTGCCGTCCTGAAGGATAGCTTTCCAGAGTGTGGAGGTCTCGTTCTGCTCGTACTGCATCGCGCCGTCATTATCTGCGAAGATCTGGAGCTCTCCGTCGATTATACGATAGCCGCCCTGCCACTCATTGACGTTGCCAGTGAGGTCGCAGATGCCGTCCGCTTGCCAGTTGTCATTCCATGTCGCAGGGCCGGAGCCGGTGAGCGTTCTGTGTGTTTTTTCGAGTGAGACATAGGAAGCGATCCCTTTCTCGTGTATGTGGTCTAAATCGACGCCGTAGTAGTTGTTACCATGGGGCATGGTGCCGTTCTTACGGCTCAGCAGCGCGATCCATGCGTACTCGGCGATTGTTGGCAGGTGGAAGCCGGGGCCGTTCGCTTCGCACCATTTCTTCGCGTTATCAAAATTGACGTAGAGACTGACAGCGTCGCCGCGGTCTGACTCGGCCACTGTGTGCGCTGCGGGATCCTGAAGAGGAAGCGAGAGAGCCCTGCCTTTGTAAAC